GGTATATTCGATCCTCGCGCATTATCTAGCGCCAGACGCAAAACGCCCTAAACGCCTGCAGCGCAAGGGATCTGGGCACAAGATCGCCAGGGAGTTTAGTGAGGGTTTAGCATCGGTTTAGTGATTAAACTACCGTGCTTGTCACGTTTGCTGAGTTCGCATTGCTGAAGGGTTGCACCAAGGGTGCGGTGACCCATGCGAGCAAGAGCAGGATCAAGGCTGCGATCGTGGACAAGGATGGCCAGCGGTGGCTTGATCGCGACCTGGCGCTGGAGCTATGGAACAAGAACACCAAAGCGACAGCCAGCAGCAAGGTGGAGCTGCCAGACCCGACACCACGTGAGCTGAAGCGCAGGGTGGATGCGCTGCCGGATGATGAGATCCCGGATCTGAATGAGAGCAGAGCACGGCGCGAGCATTACCAGGCGGAGCTGGCCAAGCTGCAAGTAAGCCAGCAGCGGCGTGAGCTGATCAGCGCTGATGAGGTGAAGAAGGAAGCGTTTGCGCTGGGGCGCAGCATCAGGGAAGCATTGGCCAACCTGGCGGACCGACTTAGCCATCAGCTGGCGGGGGAGACCGACCCTACGGTGATCCACCAGCTGCTGAGTGATGAGCACCGTGCAGCGCTGTCGGAGCTGACGCAATGAACGCGTACCGCAGTGGGTTCATGGATGGGCTGCGGCCTGAGGCGCAGCTGACGGTCAGCGAGTGGGCGGATCGGTATCGGATGCTGAGCAGCAAGGCATCAGCGGAGCCGGGTCCGTGGCGCACCAGCCGGACGCCATATCTGCGCGAGCCGATGGACTGCCTTAGCAGCAACAGCACCGTGCAGCGTGTGGTGATGATGTTTGCGGCGCAGACTGGCAAGACCGAAGCGGGCAGCAACTGGCTGGGCTATTGCATCCACCATGCACCAGGGCCACTGCTGGCGGTGCAGCCCACGGTCGAGATGGCGAAGCGCCTTAGCAAGCAGCGGCTGGAGAGCATGATCACCGACACGCCGGTGCTGGCGGAACGGATCGCACCAAGCCGCAGCCGGGATAGCGGCAACACGATGTTTAGCAAGGAGTTCCCTGGCGGGATGCTGCTGCTTACTGGCAGCAACAGCGCCACCGGCCTGCGATCGACGCCGTGCCGGTATGTGTTCCTCGATGAGGTGGATGCGTTCCCGCTGGATGTGGACGGTGAAGGCGACCCGGTGAGCCTGGCGGAGAAGCGCGCGACGACGTTTGCGCGGCGGAAGATCCTGCTCACCAGCACGCCAACGATCAAGGATTTCAGCCGCATCGAAGCGGAGTACAACCGCAGCGACCAGCGGCGGTTTTATGTGCCGTGTCCGAGCTGTGGCGCGATGCAATGGCTGAAGTGGGCGCAGCTCAAGTGGGAGAAGGATGAGCCGGCTAGCGCGATGTATGAATGCGAGGCATGTCAGGAGCGCTTTGGTGAGCTGCATAAGCCGGCGATGCTGCGCCAGGGTGAATGGCGCGCGACGGCGCCAAGCGATGGGCGCACTGCTGGCTTCCAACTGAGCGGTCTCTATAGCCCACTGGGCTGGCTTAGCTGGGGTGACATGGTGGATGAGTTCCTGCGCAGTAAGGCTGATGCACCGATGCTCAAGAGCTTCGTCAACACCCGCCTGGCGGAGACGTTCGCGGAGGACTACGCCAGCAAGGTGAGCGCCACCGGGCTGATGGAGCGGTGCGAGCATTACAAGCCTGGCGTGGTGCCTGATGGCGGGCTGGCTGTGACGGTTGGCGTTGACGTGCAGGACAACCGCCTGGCGATCAGCGTCTGGGCATGGGGCAAGGATGAGGAAGGCTGGCTGCTGGATCACCAGGAGATCTATGGCGACCCAAGCCGGCCGGATCTATGGAAGCAGCTCGATGCGCTGGTGCTACGTGAGTGGCCACATGCGCAGGGCCATGGCCTGCGGCCGCATGTAGTGGCCATTGACTCCGGCGGCCACTACACCGCTGAGGTGTACCAATACGCCAGGGAGCGCGCGCGGCAGGGCGTGATCGCCATCAAGGGCGCCAGTCAACGGGGCAAGCCACCGATCGGCAAGGGCAGCAAGGTGGATCTGAACGCCAAGGGCCAGACCTTGAAGCGCGGCGCGATCGTGCATCCGGTTGGTAGCGACACGATCAAGACCACACTGTTCGGGCGCATCCGCCATAGCGAGCCGGGGCCGGGCTACCTGCACTTCCACATGGAGGCAACGGTTGAATACTTCGAGCAGCTGACGGCTGAGAAGCAGGTGCTGCGGTACAACCGCTCAGGCTTTGCCACCAGGGAATGGGTGAAGAAACCATCCGCGCGCAATGAGGCGCTGGACTGCATGGTCTACGCCTATGCCGCGCTGTGCCATCTCTACACGCGCTATGACCGCAAGACGATCTGGGATCAGCTGGATAAGCCGCAGCAAGCGCGGATTAGAGCGCCGCTAAAGTCGGCTAAGGCTGGCTCAGCCTTCCTTAGCAACTGGTAGCGGTGAACATCCCAGCAACGATCAGGGCCGGTGACACCGTGAAGTGGCGGGATGAACCGAGCGTGGATGCATTTGGCAATACGGTGAGCAGCGGCACCTGGACGCTGACCTATTACCTGCGCACCAATACAGCAAGCGAAGGCGCAACGGTTGTAGGCAGTGCCTACGGGCAGGGATGGGAGTTCACGATCGCTGCAGGCACCAGTTCGGGGTTTGATGCTGGGCAGTGGTACTGGCAGGCGATTGCGACCTATAGCACTGAGAAGGTGACGCTCGGCGCCGGGCAGCTTGAGGTGCTGGCGGCGCTGCAGTACGCCGGCAGCCCTGGCGCATTTGACGGCAGGAGCCAGGCGCAGCAGGATCTTGATGCGGTGCAGGCCGCGATCCGCGCGATGGTGTCCGGCGGCGCGGTGGCCGAATACACGATCGGCAGCAGGCGATTGAAGAAGCTGCCGATGGCGGACTTGCTGCAGCTTGAGGCCAAGCTGAAAGCTGAGGTGAAGCGCGAGCAGGCAGCACAGCTGGCGGCTAATGGCCTCGGCAACCCCCACAACCTGTTCGTGAGGTTCGGCTGATGGCGAAGAAGCGCAAGCAACAGCCGGCACCCGCGGCGCCACGGCGGCGCATGTACCAGGGTGCGCAGTTCAGCCGGCTGACGGCGGACTGGGTGACGAGCAACACCAGCGCCGACAGCGAGGTGTACGGCTCAGCGCAGAAGCTGCGCGATCGCGCAAGGCAGCTGTGCCGTGACAATGACTACGCCCGCCAGGCGCTACGTGCAATCGAGAGCAATGTGATTGGGCAGGGCATCCCGTTCCAGGCGCAGGTGCGGATGCAGCGCGGTGGACGACTTGATGCACCGATCAATGACGCGATTGAAGCGGCATGGCGCCAGTGGTCGCAGGCGAGGTATTGCCACACCGGCGGGAAGCTGAGCTTTGCGGACATCGAGCGGCTTGCGATCCGCGCGTGTGCTGAAAGCGGCGAGGTGTTTATCCGCCTGGTGCGGCAGAGCTTCGGCGGCGGGGCGATACCACTGGCGCTGGAGGTGCTGGAGGCTGACCTGCTGGACGATGGGCTGAACGGCCGCAGCAAGGAAGGCAATGAGATCAGGATGGGCGTTGAGGTAGACGGCTGGGGCCGGCCGATCGCGTATCACTTCCTTGCCTATCACCCTGGTGATTACCAGTTCAGCAACCAACAGATCAGCACGCAACGCCATAAGCGCGTGCCGGCTGAGGAGATCATCCACCTGTATCGCGCCGAGCGGCCTGGCCAAACGCGTGGCGTCACATGGTTTGCCAGTGCCATCCAACGCCTGCATCACCTGGCCGGCTACGAGCAGGCTGAGGTCGTGCGTGCCAGGGCCAGCAGCGCCCTGATGGGCTTCATCACCAGCCCAGAAGGTGAGCTGATTGGTGATGACGTGATGGATGGCGAGCGCGTCAGCCAGTTTGAGCCAGGCGTGTTCAAGTATCTGAATCCCGGCGAGTCGGTCACGGTGCCAAGCCTTGACAGCCCGGATGGGCAGTTCGAGCCATTCCTGCGTGCGATGCTGCGGGCCATGGCGGCCGGCCTCGGCTGCC